GCTGCAATGACCGCTGTTTCCAGGCGCGGAGGGGTGACACTCCCATCGATCCGTAGTGTGGCGCGCAAAAGGTCCAGGTCAATCGAAGGCCAAAACGGGTCGGTGTTGAGATGGCCGCTGGCGACGTTGCCGGTGGCAATGAATCCGCTCATAAATCAGCACTCGAAATGGATCGCCGGTGGTCGGGGCTTTACGTTCAGGTACGTGGCCTGGTCGATCCGCCCCGAGCCGGCGGGGTGCGTGGGGACGCTCGGTTAGCCGGCAGGGCCGACGAGTTTGTTGAGTAAGCGTTCGGCCCGCTCCAGATCTTTCTTGCCACCGCAGGCGTCGTGCAGGGCGATGGCTTTTTTCAGCAGATCCACGCCGGCCTGAAGTTGACCGGGTTGGCCTGGGACTTCTTCGGTGATGCCTTCCAACGTGGCGCGGCCCATGGCGAGAAACAGCTTCGCGCGGGCCTGGTCGGGCATGTCTTCGGCGTCGGTGAGTTCGGCGGTGCGATGCAGGATGGCCAGCTCGAACGGTTCGCCGATTTTCTGAGCTTTGAAGGCCGCTGTGGCGACCTCTTCGGCGACCAGGCATCCCAAGGTGCGGGCGAAGCGATCCGGCATTACCATTTTGTACTTCAGCACGTAGGTTGCGATGTCGAGCCCGCCGGTGAAGTCGCCGGCATCGAAGCGCCAGACCATGACGGTGGTCATCACTTCGTCCTGAGCGCCTTTGCCACCTTCCAGCACACCTTGCACATAGGATTCGTAGCTCGGCAGTAGCTGGCGTTTGAGTTCGGCCTTACCCTGGTTGGACTGGACCTGTTTCAGGCGCAGGCGGTCTTGCAGCAGCTGATTTAACTGATGCTCGTACGCCGTGGCGCCGGCCATGGTTTGAGTAGGATCTGTAGCTGCCGCTTCGACGGCAGCCGTTACACGTTCAAAGTGGTGACGGCAGGGGTTGGTCATGGTGGCCGCCTCAGCTCAGGGTGATGTTTTCGGCCAGGGCGGCGCAGCCCAGGTCTTCGATGACGTAGCTTTCGTTGACCGACTCGAAGTTTTCGATGCGGTCGCGCTTGGCGTTGTCGACGACGGTGCGGCGGCGGGTGCCTTCCTGCCAGTACAGCGACAGGTTATCGAGGCGGGTGACCATCAGGCCGCTGGCCGGGAAGTGTGGTACGCGCACGGCCGGCAGGTTGCCGAGGCGCTTTTGACTGGTGACGATGTCGGCCGCCAACATTTCTGTAGGTGCCTGCACGGTGTTGATGATGGGAAAGTATTTGTCGGCCAGCAGTTGGCGACCACAAATCACCACCAGCTCGGTGTCTTCCTGATACCAGGGTTCGATGAACTCGTTGACCATGCTGACGACCAGGGCGTCGATGTTTGCGAAGTCCTTGTTGGCACCGATTTCGATTTTACCGCTGCCGTCTTTCACTTCGGTCATGACCCGGGCAGGGTTTTCCTCGCGCATCTTTTGCAGCCAGCCGATGTTCACGTCTTGCAGCAGTTTGTTGATGGTTGGATTGGATGTCGCGGCGCGGCTGATGCCGTTCCAACCAATCATGATTCGGTTGAGGGCCTGGGCCTTGATGATGGCGTCGCGAATGCGCGCTTGGAAGTCTTTGAACTTGGCCCACTGGTCCAGCTTCTGGTAGCGAATGCCGGTGTCGAAGTTGGTTTGGGTGCAGTTGTACCCGCGGTCGTCCAGGCCGCTCGGATCGCGTGGTTCACGGTCTTTGACAGTGGTGTCGGTGGTGCTGGCAATGGTGCCGTCGATGCTGATCCCGATCTTGTCCCCCGACTGTTCCGATACGCCGTAAATATTGATGGCGCTGAGAAAGGCGCTGGACTCTTGGATGCGGGTTTCCAGCGTCTGAGCAACGCTCGGGTCTGCGGTGAATTTGGTGGTGACTTCAGCCACTCCATGCAGTTGCGCCAGTTGCTGCAGGTAGGCGTTGAACAATACTCGGGTGTCGTTACGCATGTTGATCGTCCTTGATGAGTCAGCAGTCGGTCATGACCTGGTTACCGCCGCCGGAGACCTGCGGGCGCGTTTTCTGGTTGGGGTCCTGGGTGGTGGAGAGCTGGTTTTTCAGCTCAGTCAGTTCGGTGCTGACCTGATCGAGCCGGGTTTGTAGCCCCTTGGAGAATTGCTTCTCGGCGGCCAGTTGGTCGGGCAAATCCTTGACGTGTTCGGCGATGGCTTCGACCGCCTCACCGATCTGGGAGAACTCGCTGTCATCCCTGGCCTGCTTGCCCGTCAACAGCGCCTGCACCTTGTTGAATAGCTGGGCGCCGATGCTCGGCTTCTCGTCGAACTCCTCGAATTTAAGCTCGGTCTCGACCGCCTCGGTGAACATGGAGGTCGCGGAATAGTGACGGTCCTGGAACGGACTGGATTCGGGCTTCTGTGCTGAGAACGCCAGGACGTCGGTGCCCAAGCTGGCGGGCGAGTCGGTGACCGCCAGGCCAACGATGTAGGCCTCGCCAGTGTCGGCAAAGCTCTCATCGATCTCGATGGAGGTGTAGATCTTTTGCTTAGCCTTGTTCATGGCGATCAGGTCGCTGGTGGGCTCGACCTTCGCGAACAGAGCCAGTTTCTTCTGGCCGTTGACGTCCACCTCTTCGGTTTTCACTGCCAGGACATCGCCGTAGGCCTTGAACGGGCTATCGGGCAACAGGCTGCGGAAATGTTCCAGCCAGATACGGGCGCCGTAGGTGGACGGGTTGAAGTTCTTGGCGGCCTGTTCCAGCCAACTGCGTTTGATGGTGCGCTTGTCCGACGTGGCGCCTTCGATGGCGACGCGGAACCAGTTGCTGCGGTACTTCTTCATGCCGGGAGTTCTCTGTGCGTTGCAATGAAGGCAATGGTCGGCATGGGCGCAAGCGGCGGCAACGAGGCGGGACTGTAGGCGGGGAGGGTACAAGGGGCGGCGCTATTGAGTCGTCGCCGTGGGCGGCAGCATCTCGACATGACGACCGCCTTGCTGCCCATCGATCCCCGACGCCAATCCAAGTTTCTGTACTGGATGGGCTGGCGCGTCTGTGAGATCGCTGAGGCGACGGGCGAGAAGGAGAAAACGCTACACAGCTGGAAGGCCCGCGACAAGTGGGACCGCGCCGACAACGTTGAACGCATCGGCGGCGCCCTTGAGGCGCGCTTGGTGCAGTTGATCCTCAAGGACAACAAGACCGGCGGCGATTTCAAGGAAATTGACTTGCTGCACAGGCAGCTTGAGCGCCAGGCCCGTATTCAGCGCTTCCAGGGCGGCGGTACCGAAACCGACCTCAACCCGAACCTCGCCAAGCGCAACGAGGGACCGAAGAAAAAATCCCCGAAGAACGATATCAGCGAAGACCAGATCGAGTTGCTGCGCGAGGCCTTCATCGACGGCTGTTTCGATTACCAGAAAGACTGGTATCGGGCCGGCAATCAACGCACCCGCGTCATCCTCAAGAGCCGCCAGATCGGTGCCACGTACTACTTCGCCCGCGAGGCGTTCATCGACGCCCTGGACACCGGTCGCAACCAGATTTTTCTGTCGGCTTCGAAGAACCAGGCCTACCTGTTCCGTGGCTACATCCAGGCCTTCGCCCGGGAGGTCATCGGCGTCGAGCTGACCGGTGACCCGATTGTATTGCCCAACGGCGCCGAGCTGTTTTTCCTCGGGACCAACGCCCGTACCGCCCAGGGGTATCACGGCAATTTCTACTTCGATGAGTTCTTCTGGACGTTCAAGTTCGAGGAGTTGAATAAGGTCGCCTCGGGCATGGCGATGCACAAGAAGTGGCGAAAAACCTATTTCTCGACGCCATCGAGCATGGCCCATGAGGCGTACAGCTTCTGGACCGGTGAGCGCTTCAACAAGGGCAAGCCCGCGGCGCAGCACACCAAGGTGGACGTGACCCACGGCGCGCTCCAGCAGGGCCGGTTCTGTGAGGACCGGCTGTGGCGCCAGATCGTCACCATTCTCGACGCGGAGCGGGGCGGCTGCGATCTGTTCGACATCGAAGAGCTGCGCCGGGAGTACAGCCCCGAGGCGTTCGCCAACCTGCTGATGTGCGAGTTCGTTGACGACGGCGCGAGCATCTTCCCGCTGTCGGTTTTGCAGTCCTGCATGGTCGATAGCTGGGTGGAGTGGGCCGAGGACTACAAACCTTTCGCCATGCGTCCATTCGGCGACCGCCAGGTGTGGGTCGGCTATGACCCGGCCGAGACGGGCGATTGTTCCGGCTTGGTGGTGGTCGCGCCGCCACTGGTGCCGGGCGGCAAATTCCGTGTGCTCGAGCGCCATCAGTTTCGCGGCATGGACTTCGCCGCCCAGGCCGCCGCCATCAAGGGCGTGTGCGACCGCTACTGGGTCACCTATATCGGCATCGACGTCACCGGCCTGGGCAGCGGCGTGGCCCAACTGGTTCGCCAGTTCTTCCCGGCGGTGACCACCTTCAGCTACTCCCCCGAGGTGAAAACCCGCTTGGTGCTGAAGGCCTATGACGTGATCCACAAGGGCCGGCTGGAGTTCGATGCCGGCTGGACCGACATGGCCCAGTCACTCATGGCGATCCGCAAAACCATCACCGCAGGCGGCCGCCAGTTCACCTACACCGCCGGCCGCAACGACAACACCGGCCACGCCGACTTGGCCTGGGCGCTCTTCCACGCATTGCAGAACGAACCGCTCGAAGGGCAGACCGCTGCCAATACCGGGCGTATGGAGATTTACTGATGACCGAACAACTTGCCAACCAGGAACTCTTGCCGGCCGCCCTCGACGCCGCCAGTGCGGGTACCCAGGTGTTTAGCTTCGGAGAGCCAACGCCGGTGTTGGGTGGGCGAGAGGTGTTCGATTACCTGGAGTGTTGGTTCAACGGCCGGTGGTATGAGCCGCCTCTGTCGCTCAACGGCCTGGCCCGCTCGGTGGGGGCGAGTGTGCATCTGCATTCGGGGTTGATGTTCAAGCGCAACCTGTTGAGCAAGACCTTTATCCCGCATCCGATGTTGTCCCGGGCGGCTTTTGAACAGTTCGCCTTGGATTTTCTGTGCCTGGGGAATGGATACCTGGAGAAACGCCGTTCGGTGCTGGGCAACACACGGCAACTGATGCCGTCGCTTGCGAAGTACATGCGGGTTGGGCCGGAGGGGCAGTTCTACCAGGTGCAGGGCTGGAAGAACGAGCATGCGTTTGAGCCAGGGAGCATTTTTCATCTGCGTGAGGCGGATTTGCACCAGGAAATTTATGGGTTGCCGGAGTGGATCAGTGCGTTGCAATCGGCGCTGTTGAACGAGTCGGCGACGCTGTTCCGGCGCAAGTATTACGAGAACGGCAGTCACGCCGGGTTCATCCTGTACATGACCGACGCGGCGCAGACTGAGGCGGACATTGATGCATTGCGTAAGGCGCTGAAGGAATCGAAGGGGCCGGGGAATTTTCGGAATTTGTTTGTTTATTCGCCGACGGGCAAGAAGGACGGGATTCAACTCATCCCTGTCAGCGAGGTAGCGGCCAAAGACGAATTCAACTCGATCAAAAATCAGACCCGTGATGACGTACTGGCGAGTCTGCGCATTCCACCGCAGTTGATGGGGATTGTGCCGCAGAACGCGGGTGGGTTCGGGTCGATCAGGGAGGCGGCGCAGATCTACGCGGCTAACGAGCTGGAGCCCATTCAGACGCGGATGGCGCAACTGAATCACTGGTTAGGGGAGGAAGTCTTGCGCTTCAATCCCTACGAAACCGGTGGGAAGGCCTATAGCCCTGGCGCAACTAACGAGGCGACGGGGCAGGGCTTCAGCACCGGCAGTTCGCACGGCGGCGCGGCACGCCGGCTGTTCTACCACCACAGTGCTTAGGGTTCGAGACCTTACCGCAATTGCAAAGTAGCGATCCGCCAGCTTAATGTGTCGAGCATATTTACTGCCCGAGAGAAAAGGAAATTCAGTGGCTGACTACATCGACAAAAGCATCATATGCCAAGCCTATATCCACATTGATCCAGTGCCAGAGGATCTCGATGAGGAAGCACTGAAGGCACAATTGGAGGCTTTCCTAGGCGTACGGGCTGAGTTTTTTCTCTATAAAGAGGTTGGGACAGAGGTTGAACTCAAGGAGGGATCATTAAAGATCTATTTGACGATCCTTGGCAGTCTCTATGTCGGGATTTCCCAATACCCTGATTTCCGACAGGGAGTGGAACTCCTTGCCTCTGATTCTAAACGCGTCTCCGAATATGCCATTTCCGAGAGCCTGTTCCTCACAAAATCCCGCCATGATTGCGTGTTGCGAACTGAGGCCAGAACCGGCGTATGTGGCACGCTGAAAAAGATCGTCGATGAGATCGACTACATCAAACGAGAATCTGGATTGGCTGATCCAAGTCGGCTGATAGCTCGAATGGAAGCGCTGAAGAAGGACATACTCACGTTCAAGGACAACGTTACTGATCGGGAAGACAAAGCGTGGGTCTTTCCGCAATTGAAACAATACGCGGATGAGCAACTGCCTAAGCGTGCCGTGCCGAAGAAGGATGAGTTCGTAAGCGAGGAGATTGGGAGTGCCTACACCCGTGAGCGTGGGTTGCTTATGCGCTCGATGAACCTGGAGCAGTAACCCGCGATAACAGATCAAAAAGCCTGTCAAACGCATAGTGCTGCCACCGTGCTGTATCACAGCCACTTTTCAAAATATTCAGAATGACTGTAAGCAGTGATTTATATTGTGTCCCAGCTAGGTTCGAATCGCCAACCTTCCCTTAGAAGGGGCCGTTTTTACCATGATATTCACGTTACTCGTAACGCGACGACACCTTACCCGGCTTCAAAAAAGCTTTTCCCTTGCGGTGCCGGCTTTCCCAGCACGTAACAGGGCACAGCCTGTGCGTTGCGATGATCGTAGCCAGGCACCACAGCCAGTAACGTCCAGCCTTCGGCAAGCCGCCGATTGGCCTGCGCCGCGTCCAGCTCTTCCGTCACCTCTACCGCGTCGTTGATCTGCATCGTTCTTGCTCCTTGGAAGTTGATATACAGTCTAGTCGGCCGGGTGGTTGTAGGGTCAGGCGGGAAGCTGATCAGCCTCATCGACCAGGGCGCGTACGCGTCGGGCCAGCTCGGCCAGTGCCTCGGTATGTGCCCCGTTTGCTTGCTCGGCCAGCGCGGCATATTCGTCGAACGCATCGTCTTCGGTCGTTACCATCAGCTCCATGGCCGAGAGCGCGGCGGTGCGGGTGACTTCCAGGCGCTGCAAGCACGGCACCAGGGTTATCGCATCAATCATCAGGGGCATGGCGGAGGCCTTTCTGTTCAATTCGTTAGGGGTAACGCGACGGGGTTATTCCTCCAGCACGACCAGTTGCAGCACGGTGGTCGGCTTGGGCTCTGTCCGCGTCACAATCAGCCCCTCGACAGTGCCTGCCGCTTTACCGTTGTAATAAAACCGTCCCTCGTGAATCTTCCCGACCTGCCAGGCCACAGGCCCCTCGTAATACAGCCCCTTGCGCACGACACCCAGGCGGGCGCCCTCGTAGTGAAGCGCGTAGGTCTGTTCCGGATCAAACTGTTCAGCCATTGCGACAACTCCGTGTTGCAGTTGCGCCCGACCGGGAGGGCCTGGCATGGGTTCCTTTTGGTTATTAATCGTATGCGGACTCAGCTACGCACGTCCATCTGTACTGCTAATTGAATACCGGTGCCTTCAGGCGCCTTTCTCGGCAAACCCAAGTGGTACTCCGTGAACTTGTCCACGCCGTCCTAGCGCACGCACACGGCCAGCAGCCCCAGTCTTGATCAAGTAGCGCCTGCGCCGGGCCTTGGTGCGGGACGGTTTTCAATTGCTTGATTTCTTCCATCACCATCGGTACCGCTCCTTGTTGAATGAGCTCAACGACACCTATTATCGCCCGTCGAGCCGACTTCTTTCGACTCTGAGGAAGGCCGGATATGGTGCGTACTTTGGGACTGTGGCGTGCTTCAAGCGTTGGTGCGCGCCGTCGTCCCCCCACCTCGCCTGCGGACTAAGTGGGCGTGTTTTTCTGCACTTTTGCACTTCTATTCAAATCAAGCCAACTGGGGGGCTCTCGAAGCGTATCCAGACTATAGAAAGCCTGCGGAACTCTGCGTAGATGGATGTTTTCCGCAATCCTACTGCGCACACTCAAAAGGCCAGTTCAGGAGGTGGCGCGGGAAAGGGTTAGGTTTTTTTTGAGTGGCGTGTTCTGAGCAGGAAGGTCCGTATTTGTTGGGTTTGAGACCTAACTTTCAGGAGTTACTCGGGGTTAGGTAAAAGTTGCAGGCGTGCAAGTCTTTGTTTTTAAAGTAATTTTTAGATTTAATATTTAGCATCGAAAAAGTTAGGGGGTTACCAAAATCTTACCGGAAACTAACCTTGGCACTTTGCGGCAAACCTGCGCGGCATAAGGTTCTCAGGGTCGCCTGCAAAAAACTAACCTTCCTAACCTATTTCCCAAGGGGGGCGCCATTAAAACTTCGGATGGGCCTAGGGCGGGGCATCTGCTGAGGCCTCGTACATAATTGCGTAGTCCAAGCACCGATCACCTTCACACGTACGCCCCCCCGATACTCCGGGACAACTCGACAGCGATTGGTGTGCTGTTTGCGTGGTTTTACTCCGTGGTGAGAGGCGTTACCTGCGAACAAATACTCAAATGCATTGATGTGATATGTACTTTTATTAAAAAAATATGTAATAGTGGCTAGTTGCTATTGGTGATCAGTTTTTCATGGAGCTACAATAATGAG